TGCTGCACCATAACCAATGAAGTATCCACATAGTGCTGAGCATCCACCAATGTTACGCCTCGTTCTTTTAGTCTATTTTCCGCATGGCGGCTTGCACCAACAATTTTGATAGGCTTAGGCTTCAGGACGCGCTCTGATGTATTAAGAAGATTTTGAGCTCTTAGCTCTTCTTCAATTCTTGAGTATATTATACTACTTTGCCCAGATTCTTCACCATCTTTTTTTGCATTACCACCACCGCCGGCAAATCTTCCATCTTTGTCCCTGGGGTGATCTTCCTCGCTAAAATCGGCGTCAAGTCCCTGCAACTGTGTCAAATCCGGCAAAGCCGACATGCCTTCTCCCGCATTAAACAGTTCATTGTCAGCTGCATCAATATCCTCGTCAGTAATGTTGGAAAAGATGCCAGTAACATCCGACTGCTGCCGATATTCCTTAAGGGCCGTTTTCCTGCCGATCAGGCCACGTTCATACGCTTTGCCGATCGTTTCCGAGCTCTTATCGGCAAAATCAGCCTTGTCTTTATTGGACATGCTCCGGTTCGGGTTGAATGTATAATCCAGATCATCGGGTATATATCCCCACTCCGACATGCACAGTACCGGCAGGAGCTTGTCAAGCACCGGAGCCAAATCCGCTTCCTGGGTTTGGCTAATTTTATCGTCATAGTTTTGCATGTCGCTCTCGCCGGTGGCGTTCATGCCGGCCGGAGAGCGACCGAAGAGTTTGGTGACAGGAATCTCGGCAGCACCGGAAATATCTAAGCAGAATTTATCGTAGATATCGGATAAGCCGGCGAAAGTATACGACTTGGTATCCATCGCATCATCTGCGCCCATCATCAACATGCCCTGGTTGCTCATGAGCCAGTTTTGGGCTTGCACGATGTTGTATAAGTCCTTTTTTGCTTGTGCATCACCGATGGCAAGTGTCTGCTCCAAATCCTTCATCTTCAGGGTAATTAAATAAGCGCGAAATATCAAGTTGGCGATGTTCCAACTGGTATTGTCGCGCTTTTTCAACTCATCATATATATGCTCTACCTCAGATACTCCCCAATAACTTTCGGCCTGCTTCTCCCAGAAAGGAACATCGCGGCCGATGAAGCGGAGTAGCCGGCTGTGATGCACGGTGAAAGTCTTGCCGTCAGCTGTTGTCACTAGATATTTTTCCGGCAGGCCGTATTCCGGGTCCCGCGGATTGGTAATCAGGTCCGGCCCTGGTGAAAGCCCGGACCAGCGATCGCGGATCAGCAGGCCGCAAAATGCCCCCGGCATGATGGTGTCGTAATCCAGCGGTTGATCCATGATGCTTTCGTGGCCTTCAATCATCATGATGGCGCCAGCGCCGCCGAATAATCTGCCCCATTTCATACCTTCGATCAAACGCGCCTTAACCATGGCTTTGCGCTTGAGTTTATTCAATCTATCCAGCATATCAGGATTGACTTGGGTTTTAAGCTGGATCCAGTTTTTGCAGCAATCCTCCGGCACGGTATCGATAATACGACGCACAATCCAGTGGCTGCGGTATAAACTTTGTAAAAGGGTATAGTCGAAACTCAACCGGGTCAGCGGATATTGGGTGCCTTCCAGTAGGGACGGCGTGCCGAAGCCTGTCCGGGCCATGGCGTTGGCAAAGGCGTCATAGGCCTTTTGGTTTGGTGCTGGCTGCTGCACTCTGCGGTCAGCGGCCTTATGTCGTTTTCTGCTCATGCAGCTAGCCTCCTGGCGGTTATTATGGTTTTAATCAGGTAACGAATAGCATCCATCAAATGATCGAATTCCTTAAGTGGCTGGTCTTCGCCCGTTTTTGATTTCTTCTCATCCCAGATATATGACCGGATTTCGTTCCGGAAGTGAGTGCAGCGCTTATGAACCCTGATGCGCCGTTTCTTGATCATGGTCGCCGTCATCCGGATGCCGTCAAGCACGGTATTGTCCGCGTCCCTTACCCGGATTCCACGCTGCCGGAGTTCGGCTTTGAAGCTGGCGGCGCTAGGGTCAATAATAGCAAAAGCGAGATCGCGTTGAACGGTCTCGCTTGTATCGCCCAAAGGCTGTGTGCCAACGAACTCTAGAAAGTCGTCGGCGTATTGGGCATCTGTTTTCTGCGTCATTTCTGCGCGACCGGAATAGTAGTATTCAGCATCTATCCATATCGTCACGCCATCATCATAGCAATCAAGAAATCCCATCGGGTTCTGGGTGCCATAATCAACCGGAATGTAGCGCCGGCAGAGCCGCTCTAATCCCGGCGGGCGGGTCGAATCATCGTAGCTGTTGGCATCTTCGTCCCACATGTCATAGATGATACCTTCAGCGTTAGTTCGCTTGCCGAGTATGTCCCGCAGATACCAGACGGTGTTCTTTTTGTATGTACGCAGGGTTTCGCGGATCTTTTCATCGTTGAAACTTAAGTTATCGAACAAGGTGAAATGACCGTAATTTAGGCCGTAGTCAGGATATTTCTCCGCGTTTTTCTGGTGGAAATCCAGGATGTCGGTGTAAAACCAGTGATTGGGTGATTTGGGATTCAGGTCAAAGAATAATTTGCGGTTTTGGCTGGAAAGGGTGCGGTCAAAGACTTCTTTAACGAACGTCTTACAGCACTCATTAACCTCGGTAATGTAGGCTGTCCCAAGTGTCCATCCTTTGATTAGACGTTCATCACCTTCACGGCCACCACCAGCTATTAGTACAATTTTTTCGCCGGTTTCTGTTTGAAGAAATACTGCATCCTTATCCTGATATTTCCCCTGTCGGCAACGTCCTTTAAAATAATTTAGTAATCCAAAACCGTTGCTGTCGACTATATTTAATTTAGCAGTAGCATTTGAAACGCCAGCTGCCAAATGCAGTTTGTCAGGATGGGTTTCAAGAATGGAACACCAAGCAAGAATATTGATTACGTTTTTTCCTGCCCGCGTCACTTGCCGCCTTCGGCAATATTAAGCCAATTGTCGAATGTTCTTTTTATATAATCAGCCTGCGTTTGACAAAATGGAGCATATTGAAATATTTCCATAGGCGGCAACTCACCTCCCTAGTCACAAATTAACAAGCGCAGAAAATTCACCAAAAAGCTGAAGTTCTGCGCTTTGTCTTATTTGAGCTGCTTGTTCTTTGTGTTTGTACCGACCAAGATGATACTTTTTGCCTGCCTTCATTATTTCAGCATTCCAGGTTTGGCGGTTCTTGTCCCAATAAACTCCTTTAATACCAGATGTATTATTTGATTTAAGGCTTTGATTCATGGAGTTTTGCTGCCGAGTTGCAACGCGCAGATTTGTCTTTCTATTATCAAGCCGGTTTCGGTTGCAGTGATCTATTTCATGATTAGTTCCCATAATGATTTTGTGCATAAATAACTTGCGGTTATCGGGAAGCCGACAGTAAGCATATCCGTTATCTTTTATACACCATACATAGTTTTTGATTTTTGCAACATCCTCAAGGTCAATTAGCGATCTGTCTTTTTCATTGCCGGTTTTATCGTACAAGAGTACTTCGGCATAGCCTTCATGATAAACAATCTCGTTATGCTTTCTTCTTTTCAATCGCTTCATCCTCAAAACTGTTAATATTTCTGTTAGGCACAGGGTTCTGGAGTAAACTAGCCAGAGTTTGAATACGTTCGTTATGCTGTGCTATGGCATCTGCTACGCCGCCGCCTTTAGCTTTTTCCTGCTCGATATCGTGCTTCAGGGCAATGAACCGCGCCTTCTGCTGCTGCACCCGCGTCAGAGCGTCCTCAACTTTCAAAATGTCATCGATTAGCCTGACCGTCGTTTCCGATATCTCAGTGATCATCATTTTGGGCATCTTGATCCAGATGTGCTTAGGAGCATCTGTCTTGGGATCATAGATTTTCACTAATTCTTTTTCATCCCGCAGCTCACTCAATACTCGCAGCTCTTTTTCCGTCAAGCCGGCCATCAGCTTAGCGATGCGCTCCATCATGCGCCGCTCGCGGAATGTCAGAAAGATAATGCTCTCCTCGGCTTGCGCCAGGGGGCTGGTGTTGACCTTGCCGAACAATTGCTGCTCTTCGGGAGTCAGAGTGTCGAACCAAATCGTTTCGAATTCGCCGGTAGTTACAGCCTTTTTATTGCCTAGCGGACCGCCGTGGCCGCCGCGATTGCCGGCAGCGTATTTATTGCCCTTAGGTGCACCCGGGCCGCCTATATTGCCGGCAGCATTTGTATTGGCCTTAGGCGCTCCGCGACGGCGCCTGGATGCATCTTCCGACTTTGAGGATGCATCCTCAGTGTTTATGGATGCATCCTTTTTTTCCTGAGATGCATCCAAGGGCGAACTCTTCGTCCACCCCTGGCGCTGCTTACGGCTTTTGATAGTCGGATACTTAATCCCATATTTCTCTGCCAGCTCGTTTAAGCTGATAGGCGTTTGTTCGTATTCTCGGCGTATGGAGTCCCAGTCAAGCGCCATTTACATCTCACCCACCTCCCGGCTAATTTAGGCTTATTCTATTTCACGACACCCTGCACGCCTTTCTTTGGTGCCGGCCGCACCGGAGGATGCACCAGGTCTGTGGCGTTGGATTTCGGTTCAGGTTTCTTCTTCATGGATTGCACCTCCTTGCCATATTAAAAAGCGGCATCATCCGTACAGTTTCGTACAGTGATGCCGCGAACTCTTATTAGTAAATAAGCTTATGACTTAACATGTTCGATAATCGGTTCATTAACTGTTATTAACCGAAAAAGGACTGGCGGAAATTTACCGTTTAATAATGACTCAATATACTCCCGCCCTAATGGTGTTGGAGATGGAATGCATACCTCAAAAGCCAAATAACAATTATCTTGTTTAGTCATAAACAAGACTGAATCTGAATACTTAACAAGATCACGTGTATACTCCCCAGTACTGACAAGTTCTTCAATTGAAACCAAGGGTTGAATAAAAGTTGTTAATTCTCCAAACACGTCTTCGTTTTGAAAAATACCCTTTGCTTTTTCCACCAAGATATTAAATCTGCAGAAAAACATATAAATTCACTCCCTTTCACACATGTCTTCGCCAAAAGGGAACATGTTCCTGCAAATAGGAAAAGCCGCCTACTCGGCGGCTCATACTTTTTCTATGATAATTTGATTATACCACCTATTTGTGCACAATAAAAGTGCATCTTTAATGCACACAAAATGTGCATTAAGGAACTGCCTCCGCCCCATACAACTTTACAGCAACCATGCGGATTAGGCGGCTTTTGTTGCGCCTCACGGTGCTTGGATCACACGCTAAATCTGCGGCTATTTCATCATCTTTCATGCCCTGAAAATACTTTTTGTCAATGATCGGGTAATACTCATCCCCCTTGACAACTTCCATCGCGTAATTGATTTCATCGATCTCAGCTTGATCCCGCTCCATCTTTTTTTGTACAAGCAGGATCCGACCTTCCATAATTTCTTCATCCGTAAGACGGCTGCCACCATGAATGCTGTAAAACACAAGATCCTTAGACCGGCCGGGAGACTCGCGCTGCAGATCCTCAATGTCTCGCTTATATTTATCAACATTCTTTAATAGCTCTGGATAGGCATACAGCCTACTCTCTGTCTTGCGAAATGCGTCTTTAGCCTCAGTTTTACCACGCTGGATACCACTTTGCCATGCTGATTTTATTGCTTTATCTATAGCGTCATTAACAATTTTAACGATATCCAATTCTTTTTTCACTTTTTGCGCCAATGAAATCAGCCTCCCCCATTTATATTAAGCAGCGGGCGGCGCGGAGCCAGCCCGCTGCGAATCAAACTATTGCCCTTTCGCCTTCTTCATCGCGGCCGAGCAGGCGGTCTGCGGCGGCTCCTGGCCAAACAGATCGAACAGCACCCGTGGCGTATAGGACCTGGTGCCGCTTACATACGCCACCTGCTTCCGGATCTCGCCGCGCAGCTTTTCTAACTGGCGGAAGGTTCCCTGGTTATCGGCCAGGAAGCGGGAGATCGGCGTCAGGATGAGCAGGTTGTCTTTAAGATCGCGCCGCTTCAGGCGCAGTGCCTTGATCTGTTTAGCCAGCTTACCGCCAGCCCGCGCAGGGAAGTCATGTATCTCAAGCCAATGGTCTATATCCATAAGAGCTTCCTCGCAGCGGGCGACTTCCTGCTCGAGGGCCGCGATCGTCGCCGGCAGCGTCCGGATGATCGTGGCCAAGTCGTCAATTGTTGCTCTAATTTTTGCTGTATCTTCTGATTCCAGGGGAATCACCTGCCTATATCCAGATTTCTTCAATGACCAGATCATCTTTAGGAGACGGGGCAAGCCTGGTAAAGCGGTCAGGAATCGCTTGCCGGATCTCATCAAGAGTATCCCTGACTACTGCTAGCTTGGTTGGCTTGTTTAAGTCCCATAGCCTGGCTACATACTTGCCGGGAAAATCGCTAGGGCTCTGATAGATCACGATAACCGGACAGCGTAGATCAAAAAATATACCACAGAAGGTATTAACAACAACGCTCTCCCTGTTATACTCATCAGCCTGCCTCTCTATCACGCTCATGGTTACACCTCATTCGAAGCCGGATACGCTTCGCCGCAAAACGGACATTTTGACAGAAGCAGCGGCACTCTTTCTTCTTTTGGTTTCCCCTTAGGTGTGACGCTCCGCTTGATGCAATCGATGTATATTCTACCAGACAAAAACTCAGTCGACTCAGTCGGCAGGCTGATTTTCGTTCCCACTGGCAGCCCTGCGTTCAGTTTTGCAGTTACTGTTTCCTTACAGATACACATTGCTTTTTCCCTCCCGCATTTATGGTCTATTCCGAATCGGTATAACTCTCCGCATTTATCACATACAAAGTGTACTAAATTTGCGGTTCGACTCATGGCTTTGGCGGCTCTGGCAGCGGCATCCAGTGAGTAACGACCTCGTCTTCAACGTCAAGATCAGCAAAAGCATCAAAGTCCCCTTCATCAGTAGTAATAAAGACCATTGCTTCAGCATCAAATTCGACATCGGTGATTCGCCTGCCATCACCATCCGCATCAACTACCCAAATGTCACATTGTTGTGCATGCTTAGGCCTTGTTTCCCCTAGCAGCACCCACCTCAAATGCTCGCCGATCCGCGCCTTTCGATGCAACTCAGTAATAATCCGGTGGGCTAATACTATCTGATCACCCAGCGCAAGCACAGTCGCCGGATCGAAACTAAACTCTCCTTGCAGTCCCTGATTCCATTTTGCAAGAAGCTTATCTAAATCGCTCATCGTTCTATTTCATCCTCTTCCGCTCACCTATTTTTAAGTAAATGTCCGCTACCACAACGCCGGCTTTGGTCAACTCAACATCGTTCGATATGAGCCCCCGCTTGTTCATGATAACCAGCTCTCGCCGGGAAATCAGCAGTAAATTGTCTAATGTGACGTTCTGCTGATTCCCGTCCGCGAATATCACCACATGCCCTTTGGGTACCGGGCCGTTAGCCTCTTCCCAGATGATAATATGTTTGCTCTTCCATGTCTTGGGGTCAGCGATTTTGATTTCCACGTACCCGTCTCTATTGACACGCTCGGTGCCTACCGGCTTGTAGTTCCAACCTTTTTGGCCTTTCTTGAACTGGGTCTGTTTTCCGCCGAGGTTTACCCCTTTCATGCCTTTATTCCAAGGAACGTGCCCTTTGGGAAACTGCGTAGGCTCATACCCTTTATTAAACTTACAATCGCGGTCGTTACGCAGGCCATGCCTGAATGCCAGAGAGATCATTGCTTTGACATTTATTTTTAATCCAAAATGCTCGTTGAACATACCAGTTAACTCCCGGTAGCTCTGACATTTGATGTTGTCCGCGATATACTGGATATGTTCTGCTGTGTACTTCTTGTTCACAGGCTGCTACTCCAGCAGAAGCGGCACTTTGATACCATTCTTTGAGTTTTCGACTACAATCTTGGCTCTCAGCACCAGTGTGCCATTCGCGATAATCTGCTGAGCAACTTCTGTCACGGCTTTCGCCCTGTTGATCTCTTCGGTAAGCTTTTCACCGGTTATCTCCTCATCGCCGAGCCGCTCCAACTGTGCGAACAGATGATTGTTGAGATCCGAAAGTTTATTTTTCATAATCACGCCTCCCAGTATTTGTATTATGTTAGTGTTGGTTTTGGATTCCTGAGCTGCCAGAGCAGCTCTTTGACTTTCTCGCCGTATTCTTTGTTTTTTCTAAGTGGCTCTCTTTCCTGATCGTACATCTCCTGACTCGGCCAGCCGTTAACGCCGCTTGGGTCAATGATTGAAACTATAGCATAGCCGAATTTATTAGATACCACCAGCTTCGCGCCGGCGCCTCTCAGGTAGGAGAGAATCGCCTGGAGATTCTTGTCCGTTTCCCGCGTCCGCGACAGTAGCGTCAGCCAGAGGCTGCTGTCTTCCGGATGAATGTCGGCGCCGGGATCGACGATTATGCTCTCGGCCATTGCAGCCGCGAACGGCAATTCTTGTTGCAGCTTGCGCTTTGCCTGCACTTCCGTCTTCTGCAGCAGGTCGAGCGGTGATTCG